AGGCCACATACTTCTTGTCGTTCTTCTTGTTGGCTTTCTTATCGTCGTCCTTGTCGTCATCGTCGTCGGTGACGGCCGTCCGGGGTGGTGTGGTCGAGGTAGACTGTTGCGGAGCGGGGTGCAGACCCTGGGCGACCGGCGGGTCGTTTTCGCCAGGGGCCGGGCGATGTTGGCCCGTGCCGCGCGCGGTCGCGTCCGCGGGCGGGGTCGGATCGAACACCGGATTACCGGGGGACTGGACGCCATCGGCGGTGTGGAAAGGCTGGTGAAGGGACTCCTCGGCGATCGTCCCCACCCTGATCCGCTCCTCCGCCGCCGCCATCGCGGCGGCCACGGGGTCATCGGCGTCGGGATAGAGTTTGCCGAGGAGGGAGCGGTCGAAACCGTCCACCAGGACGGGTTTCAACGGGCCGAGGGGCTTGATCTCGGTCATGCCGTCCTCGGTGCCGGGCAGCATCCCGATGCCGGCGAGCGGCACCGTGCCGACGCCCGCCGTGCTGCCGGGCGGCATGATGCTGCCGCGGTTCATGTTGGGAGTGGTGGCGGCGTCGGGGCCGATCCCCGGTGTGCGCCGCATCGGCGCCGGGGGTGGTGTGGTGGTCGAGGTTCCACTGGCCATTAGAGTTTCCTTCCGTCATCGGTTCTGAACAGACGGCATTCACGACTGTCCAGAACGAGGTTCAGCATTTTCTGATCTTCGGTAACCCCGAGTTTTCGCCACTGGTTCCAGGTCACCAACGGAACCCGCGCGACGTGCGTCCAGCTCTGCTTGCGCGCGTTGTGCGGGTCGAAGTTCGACGCGATGGTTTTGGCGCTCTCCACGATCGCCCTGGTATCCTGCGAGTGAACGAACAGCAGCGTGCCGTCGCTCTCTCGCTCCAGTTCAGTGTGGCGAAGCGTCGTGGGGTTGTGACTCTCGTAGAGAAGGGCGCCCATTACTGGTTGAGGTCCGCGATCCAGGCATGGGCCTTTGGCGCGGTCGGACGGAGGGAGCCCTCGAACAAAACGGCGCCTTGTGTGTTGTCACCCGTCTTGGCGAAATCAAGCTCTATGACATCGCGTCCCGGCAGCGGCGCCAGTTCGACATAGTCGGTGGAGACCAGCAGGATCTGGTTGGCGGGGCAGAAACGATCAGGCGCCAGTTGGATCGTTCCGAAGTTGGTGCGGTAGACATCGACCGCGCCCATGATGGTCACTTCTTGCGATGACGTGACGTTCTGGATGTTCTGAGCCACCACCGCGTTACCCGTGCCTCCTTGCGATAGTGTAGCGAAATACGCCTTGATGTTGCCCGACATGATGCCGAGCGTCGGCTTGCCACCGGCCTGCCACGCCTGCTGCACGGCGGCGTCGAGCATCGCCAGCGTGAGGTCGCGTTTGGTGCCCGGCGTGCCCGCGTTGGACCCATCGCCGACCGGCATCACGCCCGCGCCGGTGCCTCTGGAGCCATTGGCGCAGTAACAGGGAAGGCCGCTCATGTGACGCGGGTCGGTGATGGTGCGGACCAGCGGCGACGTGATGGCGAACTCGAGATCGCGCTTCACTTCCATCCCGCGCAGGATCAGCTGCCTGTCATATTCGTCCTCGCCGCCGACCATATCGACCGAGCGCAGCGTGTTGGACACGCCCACCGTGCGGACGAGGATCTGGGCGATGTTGTTCATGCGGACGGGTTTCGTCACCGCCTGCATACTGGCGGTGAAGCCCTCGGGCTGGGCGTTATCCGCCACGACCCCAAGCTCCTGGACGACCCATTCAGTGAGGATTTGTTTCGCTTCCACACTTGGGATCGCCGAAACCAGGGGTGTCTCGTCGGGGTCGATCTGGAAGATCACATCGCGGAGATCTTCCTTAACTCCAATGGCGGCCGGCTCTAAATACGTGTTCGCCGGCGCCGCGCCCATTGATCCAAGGGCCATGTCGCATGTCTCCAACGCTGGCGCGGCGCTCCGCATGTCTTTCCATGGGGAGCCGCTCGCGCGGTGAAACCAAAAGAGAAGGGTTTCGCGGTGGATCGATCCGGCTTAGGCGGGGTTGGTGCGGAGCACTCCTCGCGGCACGTGATCAGTCATTGGCGACGGCACGGCCCGCCGGTTGGTTGGTCCTGGGAGACTCCATGGGGCGACGGGTGTCAGGATTGAGACAAGACAGCGGGTCTGTCAAGCAAATCAAAGGCCGACAGGTTCTCCTCTCCTCTACAGAAATGACCCCTTATCTCACGATCGATCATTTCCTTGAGATCGGCCCATTCATCCACGTTCATCCTGAGGTGAGGGTGACGTTTTGAGAAAGCGTCAACAACCATCACCGCCGTTTCAAAAGCATTCGCGCGAACATCGTCCGGACTCATCGCGCGGAGCCATTCATCGCCGCCCGGCGCGCCGCGATCAACGCCGCGCCGCTTCTGGCATCGGGGCGGGCCTGGAACGCCTCGGTGGCGGCGGCGATGCGCTCCGAGGGCGCGGGCGGCGGGGCCACGCCACGCGCGGGGACAGAGGATGACGGTGGCGCGGAGGTTTTCGCGCCCTCCACCCAACGATCGAACATCGCCGCCTTCATCATGGTCTTGAGATGATGCGGACTGGAGAGACCACGTAGTTCGTCACGACTGAAACCACCCTTGGACGTGGCCCATTCGACGATCTGCTGCTGCGCCTCCAGCCGCTGTTGGGGATCGGCCCAAAACGGCAGCTCCTTCGCCAGTTGTTCATTGGCGACGGCGACCTGCTGCTCCAGCGCCCGCTGCTGGGCCTGGCCCTGGAGGTTATTGAGACTGAACAGCCGCTGCTGCTCGGCCAGGGCGTGCTCATAGGCGGCGCGCTCGCGCAGATACTGCTGCTGATTGGTCTCGATCAGGGAGGGATCAGGCGGTTGGGGCGGATTCTGGACCATTTCCTGAAGCCGCATCAGTTCCGGCTGGATATGAGGGAGGACTTCAGCCAGCGCCCGTTGCTGTGCCTCCAGTTGTTGCCTGCCTTGCGCCAGTTCCTGGGTTTTCCGGGTGTAATCGGTCGATTTCAGCACCGCCTCGCGTAATTCGGCGGATGAGTAGTGACGGCCGTCAATTTCGAGAGTGGAAAGGGCGTTTTGGGGCGTTGGAGGGGCTGAGGGCACGGACTCTTGCGACGGAGGAGCCGCTGGAGGCACGCCGAGGGCCTTTTCCATCGCGCTGAGTGGCGAGGGGGCCGGTGTTGGCGTGGTTTGGGGCGTCGGAGGTGGTGTTTTCGCCAGTTCCGCCGCCGGTGGACGCCTTTCGGGGGCCGTGGCTGGTGGCGGAGGGGGTGCTGTCTCGCGCCGCTGGCGCGACAGCAGGCGCGCCGCCTCGGAGACGGAGATCGGCGGGCGGTCATTCGCCGGCGGCGATACACCGGGGTCAGTCGAGGGGGCGGCTGGGGCGGCGTTGGGGGCTGGTGTGGAGGCCGGAGTGGAAGAAGAAGTTGGGGCGGAGGCGGGGGTGGGGGTGGAAGTTGATTCGCTCATGGCTATTGCTCTTGCTTATCGGGTGAGAGGAGACCGCCGCCGCCCAGCATCAGGCCGGCGAGGCCGTAGCGTCTGATGATTTCCATGGTGGCGGGATCGAAGACGACGGCGTTGTGCGTGCCTTCGTTCATTTGTTCGTTGATCCGGTCGATTGTCTTCTGGTGATCGGCGATTTCCGCGCGACGCCTGCTGTAAAAAGCAGGCGACATATTATTCGGATTGCGATCGATGTCCGCCTGTATTTCCGCGATCTGGTTTTGCTTCTCGACGATAGCCTGTTTCGATTGCGCGATTTGATGCGGAAGCTGTCGGCTGCCCGCGTCGAGGTAGCGGATGCCGGGTATCCCCGCCTCGCGCATCGCGGCTGAAACGTCGGCGGCTTTCGTCATCTTCATGTTCTTGTCGAGAGACAGCGCGCCGTAAGCGGTCGATCCTGGGTTTCGCATTCGAAGGTCACTGAAGCCCTGGTCACGGAAGAACTTCTGAACATCCGGGTGCTGCTCGCTCAGCGGCTTGTCCCAGTGCAGGAACTTCTCGGGATCGGCGTTGACCTGGACCTCATACATGTGGCCCTGGCCGTCATACTTCGCCGCGTCGTGGGCCTCCAGGCCCGCCTTGAGGGCGCCTGGGTTCTGGACATCCCATCGCTTCGCCCAGTCCGGGTGCGCCCGCATCGCGGCGACGGCCTGCCCTGGCGTGTCGAAGCCGAGGTAGTCCTCGGCGTTCAGGGCTGCTTTGAACTCCGGCGCGATCGTATAGTCGGAACGAGGACCGGACAGTTTCTTACGATAACTCTGCGCGATGCCTTCGTTCTCGGCGAGATAATGCCCATACCCATACGCCTGCGCGCCCTCGCCCGTGCCGATCGCCTTATCATCGAACGCATCGAACTTGTGCGGTGAGCCGTGATACGCCTTCAGGTATTTACCCCCTGATGACGTGGTCCCGAGGAGAAGGCCCTGGGCGTATTCATCGGCGGCGGAATTGAACGCCTTCAGTGTCGGATGGCCACCTTCCAGCAGGCCGCCGCCGGTCCAGTAGCCTTCATCGACCCCCTTTTGGTGCTGTTGGGCCATGTAATCGGTGATGTCCTGGTAAGTCTGGCCGAGGGCATCGACACGGGGGTCCGGCTGGAGGGACGGCGGCCGCTCGTCGGGCGGTTGAAGCAGAGGGGTGGTGTCCCATCCTGATTGCCCCAGTACCTCGTCGAGTAAAGACGCCATGGGTTACTCCATGCTCTGGGAATGAAGGGCCGCGGCGGCGTCCGCCTCGGGGGCCTCGGCGTCGGCTTCCAACTCTTGCCAGATCCGGCGCAGCGCCAGGACCAGTTGGCGGGCGGCCTCGCGGTTGGAGGCGTCCTCGAGGAAGACCGCGTTTTTGGTCGCCTCACTGGCCATGCGGTCCAGCAGGGCATTGAAGTGCGGATCGGCGATGAAGCGTTTCGCCGCCTCGCACTGGATGAGGCGTTCGGCGCTGAGCGGCATTGTTCAGTAACCACGCAGCAGGATGAACAGCAGGATGATCAGCAGGATCGCGCCGATGCCGATACCGGGGCCATACCAGCCGCCGTAGATGTTGTGGGCGTAATACCCGCCGCCGAGACCACCGAAGAGCAGCAGCAAGATGATGATGAGGAGGATGAGGTTCATTGGGGACTCCCATGACCGTTTGGCCCGTCATCCCACACACGAAGAAGAGTATCGACGGGAATACCCTCGGACTGGAGGCGCCGTATGACGGGGCTGCATTTGACCACTATCGCGAGCCGCTGGCGCCGCAGGCACTGGAGACAATACGGGTAAAGCGATTCAACCCCGACGCGACCGGTATCGCAGCCGCGGCAGCCGCGCATTCGACCGGATGGCGCGTTAAACCCCACCAGGACCTCCCGGAGAGGGCAGGGGCGGGCCGCCGGGACCATTGAGCGGGAACTGAGAAGCGCGCTGGGTCAGCTGGCCGTAGGCCGTTGGCATCCGGCCGGTGGCGAGGGATTCGCGGATGTTGGCGGCCGCCGCCGGGGGGATGGGGCCTGGAGGTGGAGCGAGAGGGCGCTGTTGGGGTGGAGGCGCCATGGGCGGGCGGGGAGGACCAGGAGGCATCATCGGCATGCCCTGGGGGCCGGGGGGCTTCTGTTGGGGAGGAGGCGCGCCGACCGCCGGGGGTTGGGGGCTGGAGGGTGAGGGGAGATCGGACAGCAGTCCGACCGCCGGGGCGTTGGACTTCATGGCCGCTTTGAACTCGTCGAGGGAGGGGACGACGAGGTTGGAGGTCGCCCCCGCCACCCACGCCTTCACCCAGGCATCGAGGGCGGATTTGTCCCGCTCGCGATCATCCTCGAGGAGCAAGGAAGCGCGTTTGGTCTGCTGGTCCGCCCGGGTGTTCTCGATGTCGGCGTTGGTCTTCTTGTTCTGCACGTCGGCGAGGATGAGGTCGGTATTGGGCGGCGGCGGCGGGGTGGGAGGTGGGGCGAAGTCGGGCGGCAGGGCTTTGAAGTAGGAGCTGATATCGGCGATGTTCACCGTCTCCAGCATGCGGGCGAGGGTGTTGCGATACTCCGGCAGGCCGGCGAGGGGGTTGGCGAGCCCGCCTTGCTGGATCAGTTGCTCCTGCTTTTGGGCGATGGCGCTGAGCATCTGGAGCCGTTCCTGGGGCATGCCCTTGCCACCGACATTGACCGCCGTCTCCCACTGGGTGGCGAGCGCGCGCGGGTCGATGGGTATCCACTGCTGGCGGATACGAATGACGTTGGGACGGTCCTGCTGGCGCGCCAGCATCTTCAGGAGGCCCTTGTAGAGCGGGGCCAGCCCGGTCTCGGCCAGCGTGCGGGCCACCATGTCGAGCCTGTCCTGGGCGGCGGAAGACTGCTGGGACACGGCGATCGGGGCCGTCGATTGCAGTTCATCGACGGTCAGGCCCGCCGAAGCCCGCGTGATGCCGGTCCGCGATTCACGGATGGTCTCCAAAACCGTCATGATCGGCAGGGCTTCTTTCCCCATGAACGGCTTCGTTAGTTCCTGGACGGCGCCCTGCTGCGCCACACGGATGATGCTGCCGATCGCGGTCTGGCGCGTGTCGGCGAGATTGGCCTGGCCCACGACGACGGTCGTGCGCGGGAACATTGACTGACCCAAGGAATCCAGCACGCCGCGCATGACACGGGATTCGACCCGTTGCAGGTCCATGACCATGTCGGCCTGGCTCTGGCCGATGACCCTGCCTGGCTCGCGATAGGGGGTGAAGCAGGCGAGCGGGATCTCGTCCGCTCGCTCCCACATGACGAGGTTCTGGGAGGCGCCGAGGAGATGAACGTGCAGCAGCTCCGAGACGTTGTCGCCATCGGCGTCGCAGCGGATCCAACCCTCGACGTGGCGCACGATCGACTGGGACTTATCATTGGGCGGGGCGCCCGCGATGTTGTGGCCCTGGGCGTTGGACCGCGCGATGAGTTCGGTCCGTTGCCGCCCGGCGGAGCCACGTCCCGAGGCGATATTGGCGAGGATTTTGTCCTCCGGCAGGCCCGCCTCGATCAGATCGGAGACGGTCGAGTCCTGGACGATGAACAGGGCCGGGGCGGTCTCGACGGACGCGGCCGAGGGGTCGATCCAGACGCTCTCGGTGAGGACGTGAGAGACCTGGGGCCATGCCTGGGTGGCGCTCCGGGTGATCGTGGCGCTCCAGTATTCGGCGGGCGCCCCCTGCTGGAGATACATCCGGCCCTCGGGGGTTTTGGCGAGAGCCTGGGATTCCGCCGGTGTCATCGGCCGCCGGGTGATGCGGGACGCCTCGATGCCTGGCTCGGACAGCAGCATCTGAAGTTGGGGGAGGAGGAGGCCGTGGGCGACCTCGGTGCGGGTGTGCTTCGAGGAGCCCCAATGCCACCGCACCCAGCCCGCCTTGCGGGTCAGGGCGTCGAGGAGCGCGTCGTGGAGGATGGTCCAGCCGGGGTTGGCGGTGAACAGCGCCCAGCGCGCGTAGTCCGTCGCCTGCCTGGCGAGGGATGTGGCGAGTTGATCGTTCTGGGCGGTGGTGTGGTCGGAAGAGAGGGGTTGGAAGGAGACCGGATCCTCGACGCCGGTGAAGATACGCAGGAGAGAGGGGAGCGTCTGGCGGATGGTGTCGCGCACGACGGTCATCGTCAGCTTGGAGCGGCCATCTTCCAGCGGTCCATCGGGCAGACCGGCGTAGTAATTGGAGG